CAGAAAATCGAGTCCAAAACTCACGGCCACACCTTCTCGATGGCAGCGACCGCTTCACGGAGCGCCGCGCGCCCGGCCGCGTCGAGCGGGCAGCCCGCGACGGTCTGCTCGGTGTCGATGGCGTCGGCGGCATCGGCCGGGTTGCAGTGGCGCCGCGCCATCGTCGCGAGGACCAGGGGGACCCACCACGACGGAACGGCGCTGGCGGGCGCCATCAGAACGACCTTGCGCTCGAGCCGCTCGTACACGACGTGCGACGCGATCTTCGCCGTCGGCGCAGTCGGACCTGGCGTCCGTTCAACATCAGGCTCACGCGGCGTCATCGGCGCGCCTCGGCGGCGAGGGTCGCGAGCACGAAGAGCGAGTCGGCGATGCCGCATAGCGCGGCGACGGCGCCGAGCTCGGCCTGGGTGCCGTAGGTGGGCAGCTGCCCGGCGCCGAGCATGCGACGGGCCTCCAGGATCGCCTCGTGGGCCCGCTCGAGGCGCTGCTCGATCCCGATGACGCGCTCTTCGGCGCGCGGCGGCTCCGCGTGATCGCCTTCGGGCTCGAGCCCGGGCTCGAGCTCGGGCAAGCTGCGCAGGGCAGCGCCGCCGCTCATGCCGAGGCTCCGCCGCTGCCGCCGCGCGAAACGGTCTCGAGGCGCGCCTGCGCGCAGGTGCGGAACGACCACCAGAACGATTGAAAGTCGGGATAGCTGCGCGAGGTGCGCTCGCGCGGCAACGACGCCAGGTAGGCGGCGCTGCAGAGCTGATGCGCGGCGGCGACGTTGCGCGCGCACACGTACTGGTGCGTGGCCAGGTTGAGCAGCTCCTGGATGAGCCGGTCGCGATCGAACAGGTAATCGATCGCGGGCGTCGGCGCCGGGCTCGGCGTCGTCGACGGCGCGGCTTCAGGGAATGGGATCACGTTCGGCTGCATGGTTGTCCTCCGTCGTCTGTGGGTAAGGGTTTGCGTGCGGCGATTTGCCGCAGAATGCGCGGCCTATTACGACGTCGAAGCCACTCCGGGGCCACGGGGGCTTCGACGGGGGAAACGCGATGAGCGACGAGAACGCGGCAAGAGAACGAGGGTACCGGTACTACAAGCAGCTCGAGGCGCAGCGACGGGGATACGCCTTCATTCGCGATACGATCGCCGAGTTTCTGATCAATCGGCGATGGCAACTCGGGCAGCGGGAGCAGGTGCAGGCGGTCGTGCTCGAGCTCGTCGACAAGCTGATGGAAGCCGGCGCGCTGGCGCTGTACCAGTGCGGCATCGACGTCGAGAACAACCAGGCCATCAAGGAGCAGGAGCAGCGCCGACAGCGTCAGCTGCGCCAGGCCGAGACCAGCAGCGCCGTCCATGAGGCGCGCGAAGACGAGCGGCTTCGGGTCGATCGTCGGATAGCCGAGCTCAACGAGGAACGCGAGCGCGAGAAATACGAGGACTATCTGCGCCGCGAGCTCGCGCGCGCCAACGAGAAAGCTGCAAACGAGGCGGCGCGCGGGATTGACGGCGGAATCATCAGCGAGTCTTCCGCGGAGATCGCGCGCGCCGAGATCGCGCCGGTCGTGGCCAGAAGCGGGCGCGCGCGCCGCGGCACGAAGCAGATCGTCGCCGCGCGGCGCGCGAATCGTCTCAGCGACGGCGGGGACTGATTTTTTGTGCGGTGCGTAGTTGACATAATATGCCAAGTGAGGACGCGCTTTTGACCCTACCCCACTGAACGACCGCGCCGTAATTGAAGCAGCTGAAACGGCCCGAACACTTCGGGCGCGAGCGACGTTTCCGTCGTCGGTGGGTTCACGCTCCGCGCTAGCCCGGTGCGCCATCGATAGCTGAAACGTATTATGCCGCGAAATCGCATAGCAAGAAATTGCAGAAAGAAATTTGTAACTACGCGAAAGTCATCGCGGTCAACCCCTCCGAAATCAGGTTGACCTCCAGCTGGCGCATCCCTTCATCGATCAGCTCCTCAAGGCGGCGCGCGCGCGCCGGCGTGAAGCTCGTGTCGTCGGCAAACACCTGTCGATTGGCGCTCTCGATGACCCGCCGGCGCGCATCGCGAATCATGTCCGGGGTGAGGTGCATGTAGATCTCCCTGATGCAGACTACGCGCTTTCGCCGATCCGAGCGCGAAAACGGCGTGAAAACGACAAACGGAAGGTGTGGGACGCTAATTCATTAGTACGGCGCTATTTGCGTGCGACGGGGAATGTGGCCTAGCACGCGAACACGAAGAGGCTGCGTGCTACCATAACCGCCGTGCGCGCGGTAGGCGCCGTATGTCCCCTCTGCGGCGTCCCGCTCGAGCGACACCGGCCCTGCGCCGTTTGCTTCTCCACCAACGCCCATACCAGGCTCTGCACGTTCTGTCGTCGCCAGCATCAGGCGCTGGGCATCGACTGGAACGAAGAAGATGCGCCGACCGCCGATGGCGTCGACATCGGCAGCGATGATCGCCATCCGCTCGCGGTGCCGCTGGCCGAGCTCGCGGGTCGCCGGCGCGCCCGCCGGCCGGCGGCGAAGCTCGCGCGCGTGATGCAGCTGCTGCTGATCCGCGACGAGGTGACGGCCGTGCGGCGCATTGATGACCGCGGCCGCTTTCGCGGATCGTACTGCTGCCGAGTCCCGCTTTCGCGCCGCGGCGTCGCTCGACGTGCGGGGTGTAGTCACACCTACGTAAATCGGATCTTTCGTCAGCACGTTCGTGCACGGCCACAGCAGGCGACGAAAAAAGATATGTAATAATTATACGGTGATCGCCCTCTTGCCCGGCGTCGACGGGGTGGGCAGGGTGGAAACTCACTCTGCGCAATCAGGCGTCATGCGAGATTCGGCTGGCAACGAGGATCGCTCGAAAGTCTTCCTCACCGACGACGATATCAAAGCCCTGTGGGAGGAGCGGCTCGTGTCGCTCCAATGCTTGACCGGGAACGGCGAGGGGCTGATCCCACAATTGGCCGACGGCGTTCCTGGGTGGTTCAAGGCGCAGGAGCTCGGGCTCGCGCTCGATCAATCACCCTCGATCTTGTCGACGGTGTACGGATGCCCGCAGCACGATGTGCCGTCGCTCCGCGAGGCGAATGCGAGTCGGAAGCACCTCGAGCGCGATCTCGAGAACAGCCTCATCAAAGCATTGCTCGCGGCGACGCCCAGCAAAGTGGTGAGGGCGCGCGTGAAGCTGATTCCGCCGGCGCGCGGCTGTAGCGGCTGCTCTTCGTGCGTGCCCGACACGCGGCTGCGGCCGACGCGCGGGCGCGATCGCGCCCGCCTGGCAAGTTGGACGCCTGGCAGCATGCGCCCCGTCGACGCGGCGGTGGTCTCGTTCCTGCGCGCGGCCGCGGTAGCTGTGCGGCGCGCTCGCCGCGAAGATCGCGCGGTCATTTCGTTCCTGCGCGCCGGCGCCGCCGCCATCCGTCGCGCGCGCAGCGACGGGCAATCCGCCACCAAGCGGCAACGCAAGGATCGCCACAACGGCGCGCGTGCGCAGATGCAGGCGCGCCGCGACGAGACAAAGGCCATGCGCGCGGTCGCGCGTCGCGTCGGCGTTCGCGTCAAGAACGGCTCGGTCACGCGCGAGGGCAGCTCGTGAGGCTGCAACTCGCCATCATGAGCGTCGTGCTCTTCATCGTCGGCGGCGTCGCGCAAGTCATGCATTTATTCCGTTCGCCGCCGCGCCGCCGCACGCGCGCAGGTGAGAGCCGCGCCGGCGGCGCGAGCTCGCGCCGCCGGCGCGCGTAGCACCAACCAGACTTCCACAGAGGAGCTTTCGATGGCACTGCGCTCGATCGCGAACGCGACGATCCTGTTCGGCATGGTGCGGATTCCTGTCCGCGTGCACGCAGCCATCGAATCGTCCGAGCAGATCAGCTTCAACCTCTTGCACGCCAATTGCGGGTCGCGTCTGCGGCAGCAATACGTCTGCATCAACGAGAACGTCGTCGTCGACCGCGACGCGACGGTCAAGGGCTACGAGGTGCAGAAGGGCCAGTACGTCACGCTGACGCAGGAGGAGCAGAAAGCGCTCGAGGACGAATCGACGGCGACGATCGCCATCGCCGAGCTGACCGATCCTTTCCCGGCGATCACCTATCTCGATCGCTGCTACTTCCTCGGTCCCGACAAAGGCGCCGATCGCGCCTACAAGCTGCTCGTCGCCGCGCTCAGCGAGACCGGCTGCGGCGCCATCGCGCGCTACTCGGCGCGCGGCAAGCAGTACCTCGTCATGCTGACGATCTCGCGCGGCCGCCTGCTCATGTTGCAGCTCCATTACGCCGACGAAGTGCGCTCGATCGACGATGTGGAGCTCGGCGAGACCGCCGAGTTCGGCGCGGAGGAGCTTCGCCTGGTCAAGAGGCTGGCGCGCAAGCTGCGCCGCCGCGGCGTCTTCGACATCAGCCAATACCGCGACGAAGTCAAGGAGCGGCTGCGCGCGCAGATTCAGCGCAAGATCGACGGCCAAGAGATCATCGCGGCGCCGACCGCCGATGCACCGGCCCCCATCGTCGATCTGCTCGAGGCGTTGAAGCAGAGCATCAGCACGCGGCTAGCGCCGGGCCCGATCGGTTCGCGCGCCTCGGCGAAGGCGGCACGTTGATGGACCCGGAACAGGGCCGCCTGCTCTTCGGCATCCTCGAGACGGCCGGCGGGCTCAACATCCGCGCGGGCGCGACGCCCGAGCAGCTGCTTCCACTTCTGCTCAACGTCGTCGAGGATCTGCGCTTCCAGGTTTTCCAACGCCGCCTACAAGGCGATCAGCGGGTGCAGGTCGTTCCAGCCGGCGCGATCAAGCTCCAGTGAGCCGCGAAATGTTCGACATGTTCGATGATCTCTTCGGTGCTCAATTCGTGCACCTCGGCGAGCTCAACGTGCTGCTCGAGCTCGAGGCACTCAAGCGGCGCGATCCTGCGTCGTTCACGGCCCAGGTCGTTCGTCGCGCGATGGAGGCGGCGCAGCGAGGTGGATACGAGGCCAACTTCTGGCGCCGATATCTGCGACGGCTGACGAAATGATGCCCATGGACACGACAATCGAGAAGCTCGTCAACGCCGCCTTGAAGCTCAACAGCAAGGAAGTGAGCATCCGCGTCCGACGAATCGACCAGGAGCACCTGCGCGTGGAGATCAACGCGAGAGTGGACGAGCGGCGCTTCGCTGACGCGATCGAGATTCGGATTGCCGACTGGCCCGAGCTCGCGGATGCGCCGCCGAGGTTCATGTATCGCCGGATGTTCTACACGCTGCTCGACGCGCTCGAGCGTCTGCCATCTGAAATCGCCGCAATCGCCGCAGCCCCATGAAGCTCGTCGCCTACTCCCGCGTCTCGACGGAGGAGCAGGCGAAGGACGGGTTGTCGCTCGTCGCGCAGCGCGCGCGCTTCGAGGCCTACGCCACAGCGTTCAATCATGAGCTCGTTGCAGTGATCGAGGATGCCGGCATCAGCGCCAAGTCGCTGAAGCGTCCCGGTCTACAGCGCGCGCTGCGGATGTTGCGCAAGCGCGAGGTCGACGGGCTGCTGATCGCCAAGCTCGATCGCCTTTCACGAAGCCTGATTGGATGGGCGACGCTGATCGAGAAGTTCTTCAACGAGAAGAGCGGTCGGCATCTGCTATCCGTCTCGGACTCGATCGATACCAGCAGCGCCAGCGGCCGCCTGGTGCTCAACGTGCTCATGTGCGTGGCGCAGTGGGAGCGCGAGGCGATCGCCGAGCGCACCAGCGAAGCACTGCAGCACAAGAAGCGCAGTGGCGCGCGCCTCGGCGCGGTGCCGATGGGCTTTCAACGCCGCGGCGACACGTTCGTCGAGGATCCGCTCGAGCAGTCCGTGCTGGCGCGCGCGCGCGAGCTCGCCGCCGGCGGCGCCAAGCTCGGCGCGATCGCCGCCGCGCTGGCAACCGAGGGCCACCAGACGAAGCGGGGCGGCAAATGGCACATCACGACGGTGCGAAAGCTGCTGACTCGGCGATGACGCCATGCAAGCTTTGCGGCGAACCCGTCTCCACTTTCGCACGCGTTGTGCTGGGTTCAAGCGTCGTTCACCCGGCGCTGCTACACCGCCGGTCTTCAAGCCGAGCTCGAGCAGTTGCGCGAGCAACTGCTGGCACGCGCGTTGTCAACTCGGGAAACCGAATCGTCCGATTAGGTTTCCCGAACGTCACTTCCCGTCGCTGAACGCCGACGGCGGCACAAAAGCAACGGGGCCACCGTCGCCGGTGACCCCGCTGGGCGCGCCCGATCGGGGACGCGCCATCAGCCACCAGCGTAAGGCCCGTTCGATTCGCCCGTCAATCCGCGTCTCGTTCCTCCCAGCTGCAGGCCACAGCGCCGGCACGAAATCGGGGAGCAGGCGAGGGGGCGATGACGGGTAACTCTCCGTCGGTGGCTGCGCGCCGCGGCCGACCAAATACACCTGGGTGTACGAGACGTTCGTCTCGTACACCAGCTACCCGCTGATGGTCATTCCCCGTCGCTGAGGAGCCATAGAATGCATGACGTTTTCGGCTCGGAAGCGCGCCGGCGCGCGCAAGCCGCGAAGGATGCGGTCGATGTCGCCCGTCCGGTCGTCTACGTGAAGGGCTTGCTCGCGCTGCGCCCCATCGCAGAGCGCCTCGCCGCTGCCACGCCGCCGAGCCGCTCCGAGGAGGAGCTCGCAGAGCGCCGCGCGCACAGACGGCACAATCGACAGAGGGCGCGGCGCCGCCGCTTCCATCGTCCAGTCTCGTCGAAGAATCGCGCGCGCGCCGCCGCGTGAATCCCGGAGCCGTTCGGTGAGCCACAAGCGCCCGCCCGACGCGTGGGCGCTCGAGATTCAGCTCGCAAAAGAGGAGCAGCGCAGCGCCGAGCTGATCATCGAGAATCGCGGGCTCAAGACTCGCGTGGCCGAGCTCGAAGCCGCGCTCGCTGGCGAGCGCTACCAACGCCACCTCGGTCGAGCGGCGCAAGTTGTGCGCGGGTCAAGTGGCGACGTTCTCGGCTACACACTCGACGCTCCGGGCTTCGACGACGTGTATGTGGGCCCCGACGGCGCTTTGCATGGCCGTCCATCTGCTCCACCGGCGGCGACGTCGCAGCAGATCGCATCCGCAACAACGCCAGCACCCGCGCCGGCGTCAAAGGGATTTTCCTCCGCCCTCGACCGTCCGCCCATCGGCAACGGCTTCGAAGGCGTGGATTCCACCGCTCAGAAGCTGCAGCAGCCCAAGTCGGAACCCACGCGGTTCACGTTCCTCGAGGTCGACTGATGAAATCTCTTTTCGCTTTGCTCTGCATCGGCAGCGTTTTCGCCGGCTGTGTTCGGTCTTCTTCGGTTGGAAGCGCGCAGGCCGCGCTCGAGGCGAATGACGGCGGCGCCGACGCAGCTGTTGTCGATGCGTCCGTCCCCGATCTCGGCCCCGGCGGCATCGGCACGCCATGCAACTCCGATCGCGACTGTTTCATGACCATCGTCTGCAGCCCGAACAGCAACGGCGGCGAGGATTGCGTCGGCACGCTTCACTGTCCGATCTGCGGCGACGGGAACACCTGCACTGTCGACGGCGTCTGTGACGGGCCCGTCTGCGGCGGCGGCAATGTCGTGTGCAATCCGCTGTACGTCTGCGCGCTCGACGGCAACTGCGTGCCGCCGTGCCGCGACAACGTGACCGATGAGGTCATTTACGAGGGCGTGTGGGGCTGCGAGGGCGTCGGAGAATTGACAGCTGCCGACGGACGCTGCTTTATCCCCGAGTGGTACCCGCTGTGTCGACGATCCGGAGGCCATTGATGCTGCGGTTCATCATCGCCATCGTCTGCATCGATGCATTCGCCATTGGCCTGTGCATCAACGGTTGCTCGATGCGCGACGTAGACGTTCAAGACGTCTGCTGCGGTCCGCGATGAAGCGTCGCCCGCTGCCGAGATTTTCTCGCAAGGTTTGGCGGCGGCGGCGAGCTCGCCGATAATGCGGCCCGGAGGTTCGCCAATGGATCCCGCGCAAGAGATCATTCAGGCCGCCGCCGAGGAGCTGCTACTCAAATTCGCCGCCTGTCCACTGAGCCAGCAGGCCTTGCGCGCGATGACCGCGTTTCTTCATACCCTCACCGTCGAGGAAGACCCGAGGCGCCCCGGCCATATTTTGCTCAGCGGAAGTGAACATCACGCGAACGCACTGCGTGAAGCCGTACGCCAGGACGGCGGCATGGGTCCAGTGCCGCCGGAGGTTCTGGCCGCGCTCGAGGGAGCAGCACGGGAACAAGACGATATCGCCTATGCCTGCCTGTCTGCGATGCGCAACGGTTGTCCCTCTGGCAGGGCCGTCGGAATCACGCTGCGGGCATATGCGGAGCAGCGCGCCTTTTTGAAGCGGCGAGCGCACCTCATCGCGGAGGAGGCAGGCGTCGTCGGCCAACCGCAACCGCAACCGCGCATCAATCGCGCGTATGTTCCGCTCGAGGATTTCACGGCGCTGAAGAGCGAGCTCGAGAAGACGAAGGCCGACCTCGAGAAGAAGAGCAAGGCCGAGAGCCGAATGCGCGAGGTCGCCGACGAGCTGCTGCGGTTCGTCGCGACTCTGCCGCTGCAGGATCACAGCATTCAGGTCCAGCGACAGCGCGAGGGTATCGTCCATCGAGCTCTAGCAGCGCTGCGCCCGCCGCTCACTGTCTCGCTCAGCGCAGACGAGCTCGAAAAGATCACGCGCGCGGTCGCGATCGCCGCGTTCAGGCTTCCCGACGCCTGATGAAAATCGGGAACGTCACGCTCTGCGATGACTGCGGCGCAGCGTATACGCCGCACGCGCGCGACTGTCCCAAGTACGGTGCCCGCCCGCCGATGCTCGGCAGTATCGAAGTCTCGCTAAACGGCAAGGTCATCGTCCCTGCGAAGAGCATCCGCGTGACCGTCACCCAGCGGAACCGGCCTATTCAGCAGTGTGAATGCGGCCGGCAAATCTGCGCTGAACGATGCGCATGCGGAGCCCGCGCAGGCCAACATCATCATCGGCTCTGCGAGCACGAAGTGCCCCTCCCAAGGCGTGACGACCAGCTCGATCCATTCTTCTGCCAGAAGCAACCTGACCCGTAATGAGCGCACGTAGCCGCAGCCATCCGTGGTTTCGCAATGGCGTCCTAGAGAACCGAGCACGCGCGAGACGCGAGCTCGATTGGCGCCGTGGCGAGGCCTTCGTGTGGAGCGAGGCGCGACATGGACGTGGCAGCAGCGACCAGCTCGTCACCTTCGCGTGGTGGGCCTACGACATGTTGATGAGCGCAAGCGGTCGCTGAGGGGGGCCTCGAAAAATTCGGGCCCGGCCGTGCGGGTTGCGCGGGCGCTACCTATTTTTGGTGATCTGAAGGCCCCGGGGTGCCTGGGGCACCTTTCGCATCGTCGGTGACTTGCGCCCGACGGTGAGCCGGCCATCGCCGACGCGCGCCTGTTACGCGCATACGGCGGACGATGGAACGACCGGCGATCCTTTCACAACGGGAGCAACGAAGAGATGCCGCACTACAAAGACGGCACCGAGGCGCGCGTCGGCGACCACGTCATCGGCAAGCCCTACAACACGGCGCACGATGTCGCCGGCACGGTCGTCTCGCTCACGCTCGGCGTGACGTCGTGCAATCTGCAGGTGGAATACATCGAGTCGATGCCGATCACCGGCTCGCCCGATGCCGACGGCACACGTCGATGGCGGCGGCCGAATATGTACGCCGGCGAGGCGCTGCCGCGCTTCGCCCATACGCGCGAGCATGGCTCGGCAGGCCCCGAGCACGTGCGCATGATCTGCCGCGACTACGGCGCCGTCAGCGACTTCAAGCTGGTGTCGCGGCCGTCGCACGTCGAAGCCTAACGAATGTTTCAGCCAAGGCGCCCGGGGTTATGGCGCTGGGTTGGTGACGCGCTCCTCGACGGCAAGATCCCGCCCGGCAAGACCACGCTCCGCATCGCGGTGCTGCGGCGCCTGCTCGAGCTCGGCGCCAACGCCACCGATGAGGAGCTCGAGCTCGAGCTCCAGCACTTTGCGCGCGGCGGCCGCAAGCGAGGCCTCGGCTGACAACGACATGCGCATCGACGAGCTCGTCCGCTGCCATTTTCGTTGGTACGAGGTTCCGCTGGCGATCGTCCTGATGCTCCTCCGAGGCTGCCGATGAAGAGCCGCATCCCATTCTACGGCGACGCGCGAGACGTCGTGTATCTCCTCGCCGGCGCCGCCGTCGCCTGGCTGGCGGGCGGCTTCTATCGCGCGCAGCGCCTCGCCGCGCGCTGGTGGGCGCCGAGGAGATGACGATGAAGAAGAACACGAAGGTCAGTTGGACGACCAAGGACGGAAACCAGGGTTTCGGTATCACGGTGGGCGATGAGGAGGACGGACATGTTCTCGTCGCCGTCATGTCCGACGGAGAAAAGCACCACGTCATTTGGTGCACGGTAACGTGGCTAACGCCTCTTGGCGTCGTGAGCGCCCAATGAAGACGATTCCGTGATCCTCGATCCATCGTCGTCGCCCGGTCGCGACGTGCTCTATGCGTTCGCGTTGCTGGCCGATATAGCCACCGGATTCAATCCTCGCGTTGCGTGGTACGCGTTCCTCGCCACCATGCGCCAATTCGAAGAGGGGCGGCGCCTTGCCAAGCAAGAAGTCCGGCGGTAAGCGCGCCGTCGAGAAGAAGCACGACGAGCGGGCGGCTCGCCGCCGCCGCGGCCGCTGGAAAGAGGCGACCTGGCGCGCGCGCTACGCCGCCGCGGAGGCGCCCACCGATCCGCGGCAGGCTCACGAGCACGTCGCCAAGATGGTGCTCATCGCGCTCGAGGAAGCGGCAAGCGACCCGGGGCCTCCGCCCGAACAGCGCCGCGATCAGATCGCGCGCATCGCCGCCATCTTCGCCAAGGTCAACGACCCGGCCGAGCTGATGGCCGAGCTGCGCGAGCTCTACGACGCGTTGAAGAAGGGGTCCGACGGTGCCGCACACGAGCCGAGCGGAGATGCTCCGGTTCGCGCGGCGCCGGCTTCTCTCTCGTGACCGCTACGTCGACGCGCTGCTCGTCATCGAAGCGCACACCGGCGAGGAGCTGCTCCGCGTCGGCGGCTGCTGGGATATGCACGCCGAGCGGTACGTCGATCGACCGGTGCAGGCGCGCGTCGTCCGGCTCGAGGAGTCGCAGCTCGAGCTCGGCCGCGCGCTGGCGCGATGGATCGCCGATCGCCAGGCGGCCAGGCGGCGCGCGCGCGCGATCGTCGCCGGCGGCCCGCGCGGCTCCGGCAAGACCTGGTGCATGGCCGGCGTCTTCTTCGCGGTCATGGCGCTGGCCTTTCCCGGCGAATGGATGTTCGGCATCAATCTCACGCTGAAGCAAAAGCGTGAATGCATCGAGGCCATCGAAGCCGTCGTCGATGCGAAATGGATCGCCGGCGAGGTGAATGACTTCCGCGATCCACAGCTGCAGTTTCTGACGGGCGCGACCATCAGCTGGAAGTCGGCGCAGAACCCGCGCGCGATTCGCGAGGCGGGCCTGCGCATCTCGTACATCCTCATCAACGAGGGACAGGACCAGCCCGAGATCGTTTTCATCAACGCGATTTCCGCGATTCGCAATTGCGGCGCGCTGCTCGGCATCGCCACCAACCCGCCGCGCGAAGATCGTAGCGACTGGGTCGCTGCGGTGTGGGAAGGCATCGAAGCCGGGCGCCTCAACGGCGAGCGCTACTTCGTCGACAACAAGAAGAACCGCTCGATCGATCAAGCGTCGCTCGGTGACATCGCCGAGTTCATCCGCACCGTCAATCGCGAGGCGGCGGAGGCCGACGCCGACGGCGTCTTCAAGCTGTCCGGCCCGATTGCATATCCAGCGTTCCGAGCGCTGCCGCGCGAGCGCGGCGGGCACGTCGGCGCGCCGCCGATCGTCCAGGTCGGCCGCGGCTGGGCCGATGTCACGCGCGAGATCAGCGCGGCCGCCGTCGAGAGTCAGGCCGGATATGACTTCGTTGTCGGCGTCGATTTTCAGCGACTGCCCGGCTGTATCGGCGTCATCGCCAAGCTGTATCGCGACGAGCGCGGGCGCATCATCCTGCACGTCATCGACATCGTCGCCGTGCGCGGCGTCGAGCCCGACTTCTCGCAGGGGCTGATCGCTGCCGGCTATTTCCCAGCGCACGGCATGGGCGGACCGACGGCGTTGCTCGTCGGCGACGCTACCGGAGCTCGGCAGAACGCAGAGCATCGCTTCGCTCAGCCGCCGTCGTTCACGGCGCTGCGCGCGGACGGCTGGAAAATCGTTCCGCCGATGTATCACTGGCGGCGCGGCACGCCGTGGAACCCGATGGTGCGCGACTCGCGCGCGCAGATGCACGGGCTGCTCGAGCAACATCAGATCCTGCTATCCGAGCGCTGCGCCGAGCCTGCGGATGGGTTCCCGTCGCTGATCGAATCGTTCCGCCGCGCCAAGGTCGGGCCACGCGGTGGCCTCATCGAGCTCGGGCAGTACCAGCACGGCCCCGACGGCGTGCGCTACCTGGCCTGGCGTTTTCTGCCGCGGCCGAAGCCGCAAACGCCGGCGCCAACGCTCGACGAGCAGACGCTCGACAAAGTGCGCGGCGTGAAGATCTTCGGCTCCTAAAACCATTCGATCGCGGGAGGCGCGTTCCCACATGGATGCGTCCTCGTTCGGCATGCTGGTCGTCCAGCGCATCAGCTCGGCGCTCGGCTACCGCAACGCGCCCGACGACGATGAAGGCGGCCTGCCGCGCATTCGGCGCGAGCCGCCGATTCAGATCGCGCCGTCGTTCAAGACGGTGCAGGACTGCGCCGACACGATCACGTTGCTCGATTTCGGGCAGTTCATGCTGCCCGCCTGGCTCATCGAGCAAATGCTCTGGAATAGCCGGCTGCGCGGCGTCACCAACACGCGCCTCGACGGCCTGGTCGGAACGGAGATTCGCTGGGAGTACGGCCGCAACAATGCGCTCGGCCGGCGCGCGGCGCGCGACATCGTCGAGGACTGGCCGCTGATGATGAGCGCGCCGACGCGCAAGCAGCTCTCGAAGTGGGGCCTGTTCCTCGGCGTCGGTCTCGGGCAAAAGCACTGGTACGAGTCGCCGACGTCGGGACGAATGATCCCGCGCGTCGAGACCTATCACCCGCAATGGTGCCTGTGGGACTGGTACCTGCGCGCTTATCGCGTGTGGACGCTCGACGGCTGGGCGCTGGTGCCGTCGCCGTCGCTGCAGGTTCCCGGGCAGCCGTGGCAGCCGCTCATCGGCTCGGCGTCGACGCCGCTCGGCCAGCCGGACACGCTGCGCCGCTGGGTGGTGCACGAGCCCTTCGGTCAACACTCGTGGCGCGAGGCGCTCGTGCACGCGGCGTGGCGCCCGTGGCTTGGCCATGAGTGGGCCAATCGCGACCTGTCGCGCGCGAGCGAAAAGCATGGCCTCGGAATCCTGAAGCTCAAATATCCGAAGGCCACCGACAGCAACGCGCTCAACAAGCTGATCTCGTATCTGCGTCGCCTCGGCAGCGAAGGCATCGTCCCCGTCGAGCAATACCGAGACGACACGGGCATGGCGAGCTACGACGTCGAGCCGCTCGAGTGGAATGGCGCCGGCGCCGATATCATCCGCAGCACCAAGGAATCGAACGCCTCCGATATGGCGGTGCTGATGCTCGGCCACAACACCACGGCCGAGACCAAGGGCGCCTCGGTGGGCGCGAGCGCGCAGGTCGGAAACCTCATCCGCGGCGACATCAGAATCGGCGACTGCTGCAGCGATTGGGTGACCGTCTACAACCTCGCGCGTGATTGGTGCGAGGTCAATTACGGCGATCCGGGCGCGGCGCCGATTCCGGTCTACGTAACGGATCCTCCGTCGGAGAATCAGGCGGCGGCGATGACGCTCTTCAACGTCGCGCAAGCCGTCGACAAGCTGCGTGTCGCGGCCCCCGGCGTCGACTTCACCGAGCTGCTCAACCGCTTCCGCGTTCCGATGGGGCCGACCGGCGCCAAGGTTGTCCTGGCGCCGGCGCCCGGCGCGGCGCCGCCGGGCGAGCCTGGCGGCGCACCGGCGCCGGCGAAGAGCGACCCGCCGGCGAAGGACGACAGCGGCGAGGACGACGACGACGCTGAAGACGATGACGAGGAAGGAGACGAGTAGAGCAATGGACCTTCCTCTGTTGCTTCATGCGATCGTCGGCAGCCCGCTCGCAATCTCGGCGCGCGGCATGGCCGAGCTGCTCGCGATCGCCAACGGACAGGTGGCGCCACGCCAGCGGCGGCGGCCGCTCTCCGACCGGCTGCAGCTCGAGGCGATCCAGGCCTACGACGACGAGCCGCTCGAGGACACGCATACCGCAGAGGTCCGCGACGGCGTCGCGATCATGCTCGTGCGCGGCCCGATGATGCGCCACGCGAGCTCGTTCCGATATTGGTTCTCGAACGCGACGAGCTACGGCGAGCTCCGCAAAGACTTCCAGCGCGCGCTCGACGATTCTTCGGTGCGCGCCATCTTGTGGGACTTCGATTCGCCCGGCGGCCAGGTCAACGGCCTGGCCGAGCTCGGCGAGGCCATCTACGCCGCGCGCGGCAAGAAGCCGATGCGCGCGTACGCGTCGGGTGATTGCTGCAGCGCCGCTTATTGGCTCGCCAGCGCCGTCGGGGACATCCGCTGCTCGCCGACCTCCGAGCTCGGATCGATCGGCTGCAAGATGCTCTATTTCGACGACACCAAGGCCCTTGACGAGATCGGCTACAAGCGCGTCGAGATCGTCAGCTCGAATGCGCCCGGCAAGGCCAGCGATCCGTCCGACCCCGACTACAAGAAGCGTCTGCAGGCGCAGTGCAACGAATACGGAGCGCTCTTCGCCGCGACGGTGGCGCAGTACCGCGATGTCGCCCTCGACGCCGTCCAGTCGGATTACGGCAAGGGCGACGTGCTCATCGGCGCCAGCGCCGTCGAGGCGGGTCTCTGCGATGGGCTTAGCAATTTCGAAGCGGTGCTCGCCGAGATGAAAGCGAGCACGCCGAGCGGCCGCGGCGGCCGCGCCAATTACTTCCCCGGCATGGGAGGAGCGAACCACATGGACACCAAGATCATCGCCAAGCTGCTCAAGCTCGAGGAGGGCGCCAGCGAGCGCGAGATCGAAGATCGCGCCCAGTCGCTCGCCCAATTCGAGCGCGAGGTATTGGCCGCCGCCGGCAGCACCGACCCCGACGAAGCCGTGGGCAACGTGCGCGCCGGCATCGAGGCGCTCAAGGAGCGGGACGAGCTGCGCGCCGACCTCAAAGCGCAGAAGCACGACACCACGCAGAGCGAATTTCGGCGCACGGTGAAGAAGGCGCTCAAATCTCGCAAGCTGACGCTCGGCCAGGTGGCCACCCACGTCGTGCCCTTCCTCAAGGAGGAAGAGGCGGCGAAGGCGACGGCGGCGATCGCCGCCGTGCCCGAGCAGACGAAGAAGCTGGTGCTCGACGCGCTGTGCACCGCGCAGGCCTCGCCCAAGGCGCTCAAGAAGCTGCAGGCGTTCCTTTCCAAGCAGACCGAGCAGCTGCCGACCGGCAAGGACGAGCCGCCGCCCGACGACGCCAGCCGCGCGCAGGTGCTGACGCTGAGCTCCGACCAGGCCAAGCAATTCGGCAAGGACTACGGCCTGAAGCAGGAGACGATTTCGAAGTTTCTCAACGTCACGAGCGTCGAGGACATCCACAAGGCCCACAAGGCGGCGGTCGACGCCAAGAAATAGCGCGTTCCGCGCGCCGGCGATTCGCTCGACGCGCTCATTCATCGTCGCACCATTTCGCGCCCACCTCTGAGGCCCCGTCGAGGGCCCGCTCGGAAATACCGGCGGGGAGCCGCGCCCTCGGAGGAGCACCATGACCGCAGCCACGGACAACAGGAAGTTCACCGGCGACGGCTCGAATCTGTCGCGCGACGCCTACGGCTCGGAGTTCAACGGCCCGGCCAAGGGCGGCCAGTTCTTGAAGACGGGCTGCCTCGCAGGGCAGCTGTACAACGACACCAATAACCCGCCCTTCGTCTACGACTACGTCGCCGACGGCACGATGCGGGCGATCGGCTTCGTCACGCTCGGCGCCGATCTGACCGGCCTCGCCGACAACTCGCGGCCGATCCGCGTCATCGCCGAGACCGGCATGCTCGTCGACAAGAACAGCGGCGGCGGCAACGCGCTGACCAACGCGAACATGTGGGGCCCGGTCTACGGCGTCGACAACCAGACCTGCTCGGCGCTGGCGTCGGACAGCCCCGGCGGCCAGGTCATCGGCATCCTGACCGGCTTCGACAAGGCGACGGGCAACCCCATCGTCTCCGTCGACGGTCCGACGGCGGCCGCGCTCGCGCCGTTCGTCGGCAAGGCCACGCCGACCTCGCGCCAGGCGCGCGCGGTGGTGACGGCCAACCAGGCCTCGCTGACCACGCTCATCACCGCCGACGGCGTCACCTTCGCCGCCGGCGACGTGATGCTGCTCGTCGGGCAGACGACGGCGTCGCAGAACGGTCCGTGGATCGCGGCGGCGGGCGCGTGGCAACGCCCGTCGTGGTTCACGACGCAATTCGGCGCGCTCGCCGATTCGAACTTCGAGATCAGCGAGGGCACGAGCTGGGCGCATTCGACGTGGAAGCTGACCACGCAGGGCAACATCGTCGTCGGCACCACGAGCCTCGCGTTCTATCCGCGCATCGTGAAGGGCTCGCAGGCGCTCAGCGGCGGCGCCGCGACCATCAGCAACCTCTACATTCTGACCGGCGCCACCTGCGCGCTGGTCGACACGACCGCGGCCGCCGCGGTCAAGGGCGTCATCACCCCCGGCCAGGGCACGGGCTCGCTCGCGCTCACCGGCACGACGACGGACACGATCCTCTGGACCGTCTTCAACTGGTGATGAGTGCCGCCATGAACGCCACCGATATCGAGTGGCGCTGCTCGTGCGGCACCTTGCTCGGCAAGCTCACCGCCGGCGGCGAGCTCGAGCTGCAGTACAAGGGCGTCACCTATCGCGTGCGCGGCATCGTCAAGACGATCTGCCGCCGCTGCAAGACGCCGGCGGCACGTTCGACGGCTCCATCAGCGACGTAACACGACGTCACGCGACGTAACACGGCGTCGCGCGACGTCGACAACAGAAAAACAACCGGTCGCCAAGAGGCTCTCCGAAGCCCGGACACGACGCATGGTGCGTCGCCGGGCGGCCCGCATTCGGAGGCCACTATGGCGTTCGCGGGTCCCATCAACGCATCCAACAACCTGAACCTGGTCACGGCGGTTCGCGTCCGGTTCATGGAAGCGTACGCCGACGCCTACGGCGATGCGGCGTACAGCTCGTGGGAGAAGTTCGCCTATCTCGACGATCCGGCCGGCGACCTCATCTACACGATCTACGCCGAGCCGATGAAGCCGCTGCGCGCGTGGCTCGCGGATCGGCCGATGAGCTCGACCGACTTCCGCTACTGGACGCAGAGCGTTCGCACGTTCGGCGACGGCATGGAGCTCGACGTCGACGACCTCAAGGACGACGCGAACCCGGCCAAGCGGCAGATGTACCTGACCACGGCGCAGAAGTTCGCCGAGGCCGCGCTCGGGCTGTGGCCGTCGCTGATCGCGGAGACGATCATCAAGGGCGTCACGGCGACGTGGCTGCCCGACGGCCAGCAGATCTACTCGCTGCATCCGTATTCGCCGTCCAACTCCAGCCTCGGCAACTTCCGCAACTACTACGCCAACAGCTCGCAGGGTGGCTCGGCGGCGTTCCCGCTCAACTACGCCAACCTGCTCACGCTGCTCAAGAACGGCTTGGCGTTCAAGTCGCCGACGGGGCTCGACTACCCGATCATGTATTCGCACCTGGTGGTGCCGCCCGGCGCGCTGAAGTCTGCGCAGCGCCTGGTGACGTTCGACCGGCTCCCGGTGGCCGAAATCTTCGGGCAGACGCTGGCGAGCACCAACGCCGGCGGCGACGCGGTGAACGAGATCGCCGCGCTCTACGCGCCCGAGGTCGTGCCGCTGGCCAACATGCCCGCCGGCACGTGGGCGCTGATCGATGCGCGCACGCAGTCCGAGCGCCCGATCGCGATCAAGAAGCGCCAGGACATCACGTGGCAGTACGTCGGCCCGTCGGCTGGCGATGTCAACGGCTTCCCCGTCTCCGACGAGGGGAACGTCTCGGAGATGGTGTTCAACAAGAACAAGACCAAGTACGGCCCCAAGGCGCGCGGCGACGGCTATCACCGCAACTGGTGGCGCGCCGTCCTCGCCGACGGCAACGCGTCGCCGGTGACCTCGCTCTCGATCGTCTCGTAAAGGAGCTCGCGATGATCCAAGGAATCTTGAAGCCGATGCCCGACTACGGCGCGCACTTCATCGCCGGCGTGGAGATCACGACGGCCGGGCGCGCGTTCGTGGTCGACGATCGAGAGGTCGACGCGGCCTTCGCTCACCACGAGAAGATGCCGCCCGACAAGAAGCTCGAGCTCGTCACGACGCGCCTGCGCGGCCAGCAGCACAGCGACGCCTTCAACGTCTATCAGCCGTGCAAGTCGGGCATCGAGCACGAGCGAAATGCCGAAGGCAAATCGACGCGCGCCGTGCCCTACAAGATCTACGACGCGCACGATGCGCCGCTGCTTCTGTCGACGGCGGCGTACGAGATGATCTTCCGGCCGGTGTTCGGGCGCCTGCTCATCTGCGAGCCCGTGGGTGGCCCGATCGGCGGAAGCGAGACCGTCGAGCGCATGGCGGCGCTCGAGGAAGAGGCTGCGCATGCGCGCGCGCGGGAACAGGAGACGTCGCGCCAGGCGAGCGCGCGGATCGTCGAGCTCGAGGACGAGCTCGAGCGGACCCGTGAAGGCAACCGCGCCGGCATGAGCGAGCTCGACAAGGCGCGCGCTCGCATCGCCGAGCTCGAGGCCGCGGCGGCCGCCGGCGCCAAGGCTCCGGCGAAGAAATAGCCGATGCCTGCGGTGCTGCTGCCGAATCAGCCCCAGCTGATTCAGCCGGCCGATCTGCTGCAAATCGCGACGGCCAGCGATCTGCTCGCGCAGTTCCAGCTGCGCCCGCTGACGCTTCAGATCGTGACCGGTGGCGCGCTCGGCACGATGACGTGGCAGTGGCAGCAGCAGGGCGACACCGCGTTCACGCCGGCGCTGGCGAGCGAGCTGCCGGCGCCGTTTACCTTCCTGCTCCCCGACCCTGGCTTCGGTACGTTGACGTTCGCGTCGGGGACCTACAACGCGAACGACACGTACAGCGTGAGCTCCGCCGGCATCGTCACCGGCGGATCCGGCGGCGGCGTCGGGCTCATCACGGCGACGCGCTTCAACGTGCCGCAGCTCGCGTGCATCGAGACGGTATCGCTGGCGGTGACCTGGCTGCAGCCGCGCGTGGTGCCGCCGGTGCTCTCGATCGGACCGCAGATCCTGGGCTGGCTCGCCGACCTGGTCATCTATCGCCTGCGATCGCGCCAGGGCATGACGCCGCCCGACGGCGGCGTCGGCGACGACAACGTGCGCGCGCGCGCCAAGGACGCCGAGCTGCAGCTCAAGGCGATCGGCGCCAGCCAAGATCGGCCGCCCGACATCGTCGATTCGTCGGCGAGCGACACGGGCGCCGGCTTCTCGGCGTTACCGCAGAGCGACGACCTTCGAGGCTGGTGATGCCGCTGACGGGAGACTTCGATCGCCTCAAGCGGATCGCGCGCGAGATGGCGAGCATGGCGCGCACCGACGGCGCTGGGCAGAAGACGCTGCTCCGCGGCGTCAAGCAGCAGGTGACGCTGGTGCTCAAGGAGGAATTCAGGACGAGCACCGATCCGAGCGGAGCGCATTGGAAGAACACGGTGCGCGGCCAGCCGGCGATGCAATCGAAGAAGCTGCCGCAGGCCTTCGAGCTCGAGCTCGTCGACGGTGCCGTCAAGGGCGTCGGCAAATCCAAGCGCGACCTCCTCGAGGCGCTCGACCAGGGCCACGAATTCGCCGCGCGCCAGGTCGCCGCCAACAAGCAGTACCTCAGCTTCAATCGCCAGGGGAAGCTGGTCAAAGAGGGGCGCCTCTTCAACCGCGCCGGCCAGCTCCGCCGCGGCGTGCAACAGGTCTTCGCGCGCGCACACGCCATCGGTAAGCGCATCTTGCCGCCGCGCCCGATCATCCCCGGCGGCGGCGGCACGCTGCCGGCGCGCTGGGATGCGGCGGTGCGCGCGGGCATCGCGGTCGGCATGAATTGGTTTGCCGAGCGCCTGCAGAGGTGATCGATGCCGTCTCCGGTCTCGCAGCTGCCAGCGATGGTCACCGCCATCCAGGCGGCGCCGACGCTCAACGGATTCGCGCCGGTTTACCTCGGCAGGAAGTTTCTGACGAAGCAGTGGAGCCCTCCGCAAATCGTCATCTTCCCGGTGGGCGGCCCGATCGAAGGCGCGAAGCACACCGACGTCGCCGGCCTCGACGTCGATCGCACGATCGCGGTGCGACTCCGCGGCAAGGACTTCGACCAGCTGCGCGAGCTCGAGGAGCGCTTCTTTCAGGCGCTCTATTTCCAGTCGATCGGCGGGTTGTCGTCGTCGACGACACCGGCGCCGGGTCCGTACTGGAAGGGCGTGAGCGAAGACTGGATCACCGACGCCGACTCGTCGAGCCAGGGCGAAGAGATGACCGTCTTCATCAAGGTGCTCGACTCGCTCGACCTGGTGCCGCCCACGCTCGGCGAGGTCGACCAGGTGGGCCTCGTTTCCAACACGACGAAGCTGTCGACGTCGATGGGCACGAGCGACACGACGGCGTCGGTCAACGGCGTGCTCGGCTTCCCGAGCTCGGGCCTCATTCAAATCGATGCGGAGATGATCCGCTACAGCGGCGTGACGCCGACGAGCTTCACCGGCCTGATTCGCGGCCAGAACGGAACGAGCGCAGCGTCACACGCGCTCAACGCAACCGTATCGCCGGTGCAGCACACCTGAGAGGAGCTCGCAAAATGGCTGAAAAAGAGGAGCCGCTCCACGGCGGCGCCGGCGGCGGCGGTGGTGGTGTGCTCGAGCTCGTCGAGCGGCCGCTCGTCGACGCGCGCGTGGTGGAGAAAGTTCTCGTCGATGTGACGGTCTCCGAAAAGCAGGAGCGGCAAAGCGTCTACGAGCTCGTCGCCGATCACGTCGCAACGGAGCACCAGGGTGAGCTGACGGTGCGCGAGCACCTCGAGGCGGCCGGAATCCGTCAGACCGTCGTGGCCGATCCGCACGCCGACCCGCGCGCGCCGGTGGCGCCGATGATGCGCATCGATCACGTCGAGGCGGCGGCGCTGCTCGCGCGCTTCAAGGCCCAAGGCCTCACGGGCGAGACCCGCATCCCGAAGGACGTCTTCGACCAGGCGCTCCACGAAGCTCGGCACGGTCGCATTTAGAAATCTACAACCCGCGGGTTGTGAGGTCCCGAGAGGCCCCGGCCAAAACGCCGGCCCCGCATGGAGGAGCACTCCATGTCTCTCGGCGACTCCCTATGGAACGTCGTCGCTGGCGGCGGCCAGCAGAAGACGAATTCGGCCGCGCTCGCGCGTGCGCTGTTGCAGCTCGGCGTCTGCACCGGTCCCGGTCCCACGTCGGTCGTCAACACGCTGCTGCAGCCTGGCGACCAGAACAGCCTGCTCAGCCTCGCCGGCGCCGGCCCGCTCGTCGAGGCGGCCGCATTGCGCCTGCGGCTCGGGCTGCCGTGCTTCCTCATGCCGGTCACGCCGTCGCAACCCGGCGGCGTCAGCGCGGCGGTGTCGCTGACGGGCAGCGGCCCCGGAACGATCACGCCCACCGGTGTGCCGCATCTGAGCATCTCGGTCACCTGCGTCACCGGCGGCGCGCTCGGCACGGCGACGTTCCAATTCTCCGTCAACGGCAGCCCCTACGGGCCCGTGATCACGTCGCAGGCGTCGGCGCCCTGGCTATATCTCGTTCCCGGGACCTTCTGCACGTTGTCGTTTCCGACGGCGACGTACGTCGCCACCAAGACGATGACCGTCGGTCTCGACGGCACGGTCACGCTCAATAGCGGGTGGGTCGGCAACGTCACGCAGAGCGCGAGCCCGCTCGACTGGTACGACGTCTACATCCAGGTGATCACCGGCGGCGCCCTCGGCACCGCCGTGCTGTCGATCAGCCTCGACGGCGGCCCGGGCCCGACGGGCGGCGGGTCGTTTCTGCCGCAGATCCTGATCCCGAGCAACGGCAAGGTCATCCTGCCCGGCACGGGCCTGCTCTTGACGTGCGCGAGCACGTTCACCGGCGGCGATCTCTACACCTTCTCGGCGGCGCCGCCGTCGTATTCGACCACCGATTTGAACACCGCGCTCACCGCGGCGCAGAACCTGCGCAACGTGCAATTCGAGCAGCTGCATTCGACGACCCTGCCGGCATCCGCGGCCGGCGCGGCGTCGCAGCTCTCGACGATGGACACGGCGCTGGCGACGGCGTTCGCTTCCAACGGCCTCGACTGGGGCGGCATGTGCGAATGCCCATCGGCGTCGAACAACGCGTCGGGTGCCGGCGACATCGTGATCAGCGGCTCGAATGCCATCCGCGATTCCGCCGACACCGATTCCGTGATCATCGCGGCGCGCGGCACCGATACCAATCGCACGGCGCTGCACGTCGGTACCTACCGCATGACCTCGCCGATCACCGGGCGCAAGCAATTGCGTCCGGCGGGCTGGGCAGCGGCCGCGCGCTTCGTCGACACCGATCCCTCGCAGGACCTGGCGGCGAAGCAGCCCTTCGGATCGCTGCCGATCTACATCCCAGCCGGCGCACTCACCATCGGCCGCGATGAATCGGTGACGCCGGGCATCGACGCCGTGCAATTCAACACGCTGCGCACCTACCGCGCCAGCACCGGCGCGTATTTCTCGATCACGTCGAGCGGCTCGGGCTGGAAGAACGCGTCGACGACGGCGGTCTGGCAGGACAAGGGGTTCGTGCGCGTGCTCAACGTCGCGATCGCGACGCTGCGCCCGATCGCGCAGAACTTCCTCGGCCAGCGGCCGCCGGTCAATCCCGACGGCACGATCGAAGAATCGATCCGGCGCGCCTGGTCGACGACGCTCGACCAGGCGTTCAAAAAGGCCGTCGGCCTCATTCCCGGCGGCGGCTTCTCTTCGGGGCCGCAAGCCTCGTTCGCCTCGGCGACGGTGAGCCCGGCTTCGCAACTCGGCCAGGCGCCGAGGCTCCTCATCATCAACTACGTGTTGGTCTCGCTCGGCTTCGTCTCGGCCGTGCAGAACAACATGTACTTCACCAACACGCTCGCCGCCGCCGCGTAAAGCGGCGCGCGCGTCCCTCGCTCAACCACGAGGCCCATCGAGGCCCAGCCGTAGGCCGGGGCCCCGATGTCGACGATCAACGGTCAAGAATATCAGCACGCGCTCATCAAGCTCAACGTGCTGGCGGGCGCGCCCATTCGCCTGAAGACCTTCTCGAAGCTCAATTTCAAGTGCACCGGCGAAAAGAAGCCGGTGCAGGACGCGCAGGGCCAGGTGATCGGCTGGACGCTCGACGGCCAAAAGTTTGAAGGCTCGATCACGATGCTGCGCTCGGAGTGGCTGTCGCTCAAGACCACGGTGCTGTCGCAGAATCCAAACCTCGGCATCCTGCAGGTGCGCAACGACTGGGATGTCACCTATGGCAACTCGTTCGTGACGTTTCAGACGGCGCGCCTCACCGGCGTGATGTTCAACGTCGACACGTTCGATTCCGAGAACAATCAGGAAGCGCTCGCCGTCGACATCCCGCTCTTCATCATGGGCTCGACCGACGAGAACGGCCTGCCTCCCATCGTCTACTTCAACTCGTAATCCTCCGTAAGAGACCCGAGAGGTTCGCATGAACATCAATCCCCCATCACCCGAACGTTTCGCCGCGCTCGTCGCCGCGCACGCTCACCGCTACCCCGAAAAGGCCGCGGTGACCGTGATCGGCGATCGCGGGCTGCCCGTGCGCCTTCCTTTCGTCTTCGGCAACCCCGCGGGCGCGAGCCGCATGCCCGCCGGCGAGACGCCGTCGCCGGCGTGGAACCGAGCGATCGCGACAACGCTCGGCTTGCCTGGCGACGAAGATCCGCAGCGCCTGCTGACCGATTGCATGCTGTGGCCGGAACCGCCGACGTGGGTCGAATGGTCCGAGCGTTGGCCGGCGATGTGGAGCGAGGCGCTGCGCGCGCTGCGCATCAAATACGGCGGCGCCGACGATGCCATCGAAGAGCCAGGCTTCGACGAGCCGCCGCCGGCCGCGTTGGCCTCGGCCGTGGTCTCGAGCCCGAGAGTCGTGTGGCGACGCCTCAAGCCGCCCAAGCGCGCGCCGATCGCCATCGCCATCGAATCGCCGCCGGCGGATCGCTGGCAGCTCTTCCGCGACGCACTCCAAGCTGACGGCGCCGACGTCTGGCGCCTGACGCACGAAATGGTGCAGGCGCAGGTGCGCGCGTGCGAAATGGATTACGTCGAGCTGAGCCTGCGCTGGCCAGGCTTCGTGCTTCACGCGCTGCGTGTCATCTCCCGGCTCGCAGGCAAGGCGGCGAAGATCGAAGTGGGGGAATGGTAGCGGCGTACGAGCGCGCGATCTTCGATCCGTCGTACGCCGCCGAGCTGCTCCTCGCCTATCGCGGCATCGATTCCCCTTCGTCCAAGCAGCGAATCGGCGCGTTCATCGAAGCCGACTTCATGACGCGGGTGATCGGATTTCTGCCGCGGCCCAAGAAGAGGTGATGCATGTCGGCGCTCGAGTTCCAGATCAATTTGTCTGGCAACTTCGCCGGCGCGCTCGAGCACTACAGCCAGGGCGTCGACAACGCCGAGAAGCACACCCACGGCGCGCGCAAGGAGCTCGAGCTCTTCGAGGCCGAGACGGGCAAGGCCAAGGCCGAGCTCGGCGGCTTCGGCCTCAACCTCTCTGCGTTCGCCAAGGGCGGAAGCCTTCTGACGTTCGACATGGCCGAGGGCGCCGCGATGGTGCTCGAGGCGTTCAAGGCGGTATTCGAAATCGCCGAGAAGATCGTCGACGCGGTCATCGAAGTCGGCAAGGAAATGCTGAAGTCGGCCGCCGACGCCGAGGATCTGAATCTGGCAATCAGCCTCAACGTCCATGGCGACAAGGCGGCCGAGGCGGCCATCAACGAGCTCGGTGAGTCCTTCGAGAAGACATCCCGCTTCGGTGGCAAGCAGGTCAAGGAGTCGCTCCTACCGCTCCTCGAGGAGGGGCTGACCGATCCGAAGCAGCTCGACGATCTTGCGACTGCCGCGACCGACATCGCCGCGCGCCGCAAGCAGGGCATCGAAGGCGTGCAGGCGGCGCTCGGTTCCTTCGAGCAGATCGCGTTGCGGCGCGAGGTCAATCCGAAGCTGCTCAAGGGCCTCGCGATCAACGCGCAGGACTATTTCAACGACCTCGGTAGCCTGCTCGGGGTCACCGCGGCCGAGGCGGAGAAGAAGGCCAAGGAGGGCAAGCTCCAGTCACGGACCCTCTTGAGCGTGGCGCTGCACCAGATCGCAGAGCGAGAGGGCGGGGCGCTCGGCAAGGCGGACCTCGCCGCCGGCGGCACCGTCAATGCGCTGCTCGATAGAATCCATCGCCTACCCGAACGCTATTTCGAGACGCTCGCCGATTCGCCGGCGTACGAGAAATTCCGCCAGACGTTGGCGAAGATTTTCGACGCGCTCGATCCGGCGTCGCCGACGGGACAGCGCATCCTCGGTGGTCTCGAATTTTTGGGCACCAAGATCGGCGACATCCTCGACAGCATCGGCAGCGACGAGGGCATCAATTTTCTCACCGGCGCCGTGAATGAATTCGTGATCGACATTCGCGTCGCGATTTCGATCGTCGAGAAGTTCGTCCACGTCATCGAAGCGCTCTTCGACATCGCCGTCAAAACGACGGCGCCGATGCAACGGCTGATGGACATCGGCGATCGCCTGCTCGGCAACCAGGCGCCGCAGGCCGACAGCGTCGACAAGATGATCGACCAGCTGCGCCAGGGCTGGGAGAGCGGCGCGATCGACAGCAACCAGCTCGCCCACGTCGTCGATTCGATGTCCGACGACATCAAGGCGCGCTTCCGCGAGAAGATGGGCATTCACAGCCCGTCGTCGGTCTTCGAGGAATTCGGCCGACAAACCATCGCCGGCTTCGAGCGCGGCTTTTCCGGCGGCGACTCCGCCGGCGACGTCGCCGATGCCGGGCGCTCGATGGTGCAGGCGGCGGCCGCGGTGGGCGGCCGCCAGGCGATCGGCGGCGGCCCGAGCATCGTCGTCGGCGACATCGTCGTGCAAATCGCGGCCGGCGCCGATGCGCACGAGCAGGGACAGATCGCGGGCCAGGCCGCGCGCATCGAGATCAAGAAGCTGCTCGACGAGATCGGCTACACCGTCGGCGCTCCCCAGTCCGTCTAGGAGCTCACCATGCCTGTGTTTCCCGCGCTTGGGCCCACCGGCACCAACGGCGGCCCGACGTATCTCACCGGCTGGGACCGTCTCGACGTCGGCAACTTCACGATGCCCGGCCGTTGGCAGATGACCGGCGGCTCGATCAAGCTGAAGATCGATCACAAGGCCAAGGCCGGCGTCCACGGCGCCAACCCGACGGCCCATGGTCTCGATCCTCAGCCGTTTGAAGCCGAGGGTTATTTCTGGACCGATGACCAGCTCGTGCAGCTGCTGCAGATCCTGCCGCAGATTTTGCCGCTGCCGGGGCAGACGCCGAAGCCGTTCTACATCGCGCACGCCGACATCCTGCACCTCGGCGTCGCCGTCAACATGCTCATCACCGGCGCCGGCGCGCTGCAGCGCGAGGGAACCGCGCGCCGGCTGAAGATCTACATGCTGCATTGGATGCCGGCGACGTCGCCGAAGAATCAGAAGGCGCAGTCGACGCCGGTGCGCCAGGTCAAGAACCTTCGCGCCGAAGCGGCCGCGCAGCGAACGCCGCCCAATCCGCTGCCCACGTCGCAGCCGGGACTCGTCGGCCCGCCGGTCAGCTTCCAACCCGGGCAGTAGCAGCGCCGATGGCTGTCGTCACGTACGCCGGCGCCGACGTGCTTCACGGCGAAGTGCACATCCCCATCCGCGGCGCCTGGTGGGCGAACCTCAAGCTCGACCAGGCCACGGCGCCGTCCGTGGGATCGTCGGGCGCGCTCGCCGGCGATGGCGGGTTGAGCCTGTCGGGGACCGTCGTCAAATCGGGCGCCTTCCTCGATGCGTCGTTCGTGCGCGTCGCCGGCGGCGCCGGCGGCATGGGCGTGAGCGTGCCGCCCAAGGCATTCCAGACGGCGCTGGTGCGCGATGTGCTGAGCGCCATCCTGAACGCCGCCGGCGAGAACGCCTCGTCGACGATTTCGCCGAGCCTGACGAATTTGTCTCTGCAGACGTGGACGCTGACGAGCAAGCACGCTGCCCGACTTCTCGACGAGCTCTGCTGGGCAGTAGGTCAAGCGACTGGACAACAGCCGATCAACTGGCGGCCACTTGGCGACGGCACCATCTGGATCGGCGCCGAGAGCTGGCCGTCGCAGAGCCTGCCCGCCGGCGCTGACGTGCTCTGGCAGCACCCCGTCGGTCCGTGGTTCGAGATCGGCTGCGAGACGCCGGCGCTGCTTCCGGGCGTGAACCTCTCCGACATCGGCGGCCTCAACGTCGTCGGCGTCGATCACTGGATCGAGCCTCACTCGATTCGCACCTGGGCGTGGACCTGAATGGACATCACGGCGAAGTTCCGCGCGGTCGTCCGCGCGATCGTCGGCATGCCCGACGATCCTGGCCAACCGCCGCATTTCGATCGCCTGGCGCTTTATCGCGCGCAGGTGATGACCTGCGCGTCGGACGGCTCGACCTGCGACGTGCAGCCTGAAGACGCGCGCATTTCGCCGGAGAAATTCGTCAAGGTTCGGGTCGGCATTCCGAGCGCGCAGGTGGTCGTGCAACCGGGCGCGGTCGTGCTGCTGGGATGGGAGCGGGGCGATCCCGCTCGTCCCTATTGCATGCCCGCGTGGGAGCCGGGCGCCGTTCTCGTGTCTCTTGCCATTGGCTCGTCGCCCGACAACGTCGTCACCAAGCAGGATCTGACGGCCCTCATCGCCTCGCTGCAAGCGGCGAAATATACGCCGGGCCCAGGCACGCCGACGGTGCTCGATTTCTCGGCGGTGCCGCTACCGACGAGCTACGCCTCCAATAGCATCAAGGTCCAGCGCTGATGCCGGCCGTGGTGTACGGCACCACGATCCAGGCGCTGACGGACCTGCCCGATCCGGCGGTTCTGTGCTCCGAGGTTGTCGCCGCCGCGTACGCGTGCGCGCGCCGCTGGGCGACGCCGCCAGGCGCGCTCGCCGACATCGGTGAGATCGAGCCGTACGAATCGATCGACGTCCGCGATTGGCTCGGCAGCCGCTTCAACCTCACCGACCAATCGGTGCTCAACGACCTCGAGCGGCAAGCGACGATTGCGCTGTACGACGAGCCCTACGTCCAATCGGCGACGGTGCGCGTCACCTTCGCGGCCGGCATCTTGACGCTGATCGGACAGGTCCAGGGCGCGCAAGGCCCCTTCACGCTCGTGTTCGCCGCCGGCCCCGCCGGCGTCACCGCGCAAATCCTCCTACCCGGACAAAGCTGATGTCGACACCCACGCCGCAGTTCTCGGATCTGACGACGATCCCGACGCAGGCGCAGGTGCTCGCAAACGAGGTGCTGCCGCAGCTCACCGGCAACGGCGTCAACACCTCGTCCTGGGTCCTCAACGATCCGTATCGCAACCTGGCGATGGCGGTGGCCTTCTGCCGCCAGCTCGCCCGCGTGGCGCTCGCCGCCATCGTCTGCGCCGGCTTCGAAGACTTCGTTTTCGGGCGCTCGATCCCACCGGGTGGACTCGACGTCACGGGCTGGGCTCCGTTCGTCGCAAGAAATCGCTACGGCCTTTTGCAAAAGCCGGCGACCTATACGCAGCGCACGATCACGCTGACGAATACGACGGCGTCGACGTACTCGAATCTGGTGCCCGGCTCCATCATCATCGCGTTCCCGTCGGGCAATCGATACTTTCTGCAGGGAGGGCAGACGACGGTGACCGTCGCGATCGCCGCGGCCGACACATCCGCCCTCGTCGGGTCCACGCTGGGCTTTCCGGCGACGGGCACGATCCTCATCGACAGCGAGCAGATCACGTACACCAGCGTGACGCCGACGAGCTTTCTCGGCCTCGGCCGCGGCGCCAACGGCACCACGGCGGCGACGCACGCGCTCAACGCGGCCGTCTCGCAAGTGATCACGATTCCGGCAAACGGCTCGCTGCAGACGACCTTCCGCAGCGAATTCACGTTCGGGCCGGGCTCGACCTACAACACCGATCCGCCGGGTTCGACGCTGGCGATGGTGACGTCGAACTTCCCCGGCGTAACGGCGAGCAATCCGGCACCGGTCTTCTCGCCTGTGGCAACAGCCGGCAGCGGCCTCGGAACGGTCACGCCCAGCGGCTCGCCGACGGGCGGCCCACACAACGTCACCGTGCAGATCTTGGGCACGGGCTCCGTCGCCGGCTCGACGGTGCAGTGGTCGACCTCGCTCGACGGCGCGCCCTTCGTCAACCAATCGGGCTCGAGCGCATCGGTCGGCTCTGGCATCACGGTCACGCTCGGCGACAACAGCGGCGGCACGAACGCCTTCGTGCAGGGCACGTTCTACTACTTCACGACGCCGGGCACCGACATCACCCAGGTCGGCGCGGCCATCGAGACGCCGCAGGCGCTCGGGCAACGCTGCGCAGGCTTGTGGCCGCTGCTGCCGTTCCTCTACGATCAATTCGGCAACTTCGTTCCGCCGGCATCACCGACGACGAATGCGTATGTCGCGCTCGCGCTGACCGTCAACAAGAACGTCGTCATCGCGTTCGTGCAACAGGACGCGAACATCAACGGACTGGTCCACCTCTACGTGGCCGGGCAGGGCGGCGCGTCCCTGCCGGCCACCGTCGTCGCCAATGTGCAGCAGACGTTTCAAGCGTTCAACATGCTCACCGACCAGGTGGTGGCGACGACGCCCACGGGGCGTTCGGTCTCGCTGAGCCTGTCGAGCGGCGCCATTCAATGCAAGAGCTCGCTCTTGGCGAGCGCCAAGCAGACGATGTCGCAGCGCCTGGCGGCCTATCTCGGCGGCACCGACCCGGTGCAGCCGCTCGGCATCAACGGCACCATCGACTACGACTACTTGATCTCGCTCATTCGCACGACACCGGGCGTGACCAAAGTTCCGGCCGGTGCACTCGTCGTGACGCTCAACGCCGTCAACTACACCACCGACGTTCCGCTGCCGATCACCCCCGGCGCCGTCGAAGTCGCGCAATGGAGCCAGGCCGGCGCCGACATGGCGACCGTCTTCTCGTTCCAGACCATCTAGGAGCTCGCCCATGTTCCAGCGCCTGCCGCAACCATTCGGGCAATGCATCAGCCTCGTCGGCGCCGCGCTGACGACGGCCTTTCAGGGAGGCACAGCCGTCGCCATCTCCGGTGCCGAAGAGATCGACGTCGAGCTGCTCGCCACGTTCGATGCGTCCACGACGCTCACCAATCAAATTTTTCAGCTGCAGGTCTCCGACGACAATTCCAACTGGGAGCCGGTAGCGACCACGCTCGCATCGACTGGCGCGGCGCCCGCCACGTCGCAAACGCTCAATGCGTCGGCGGGCACCACCGTGCGCGATCGCATGCAGATTTCGTCGGCTAGCCTGACGACTTTCCGCAACGCCAAATACGTGCGCGTCGCCGCCAAGTGCACCGGCACCGTGAAGACGGGCGACTCGGCGGTGGCGAACCTCAACTACACGATCCTCGGATAGCAGCCGATGGCGTTCCCCGCTTCGACCTATTTCCAGGCGTGGGCGTCGCGCCTGCGCCTGTCCATCATGGGCATCAAGGGCACCGCCATCCTGACGGCGTTCGCCAAGGTGCTCGGCGATATGACGGTCGACTGGGGCACGCAGGCGAACCTCGAGCACCTGTCAGACTTCGCTGGCGCGCAAAGCGTCGCGCTGATCGCCAGCGAGCGCCAGCTCGATACCATCCCCGGAGAAACGACGGCCGCGATCGGCGCGCGCGCGCCGCAATGGATCACGCTCGGCCGCTTCGTCGGCACACCACTCGGGATGCTGTTGGGGCTGCATTTCCGCGGCTTCGACAATGCCGTCATCGTCACGCAAAACGGCATGGCGTATCAGCTGAGCCTGCCCCTTCCGCCCTTCATCGTTGGGCAGCCGTGGGACCCGACGCCGAATCTCGTACGCACGGCCGAATCGAGCCTCGCTGTCGCGCTGACGTCGAACAAGACGCCGCCGACAACGCAGCAAGCAGGGCGCAAGATCCCCGCCGGCAATAGCTGGTGGGCGTTTGATAACGACACCGATTTCAGCTCGCGCTTTGCAATCTTGTTTCCGGGCCCGACATTCCCGACTTATTTCCTGACCTGGGCGCGGGTGACGTTCACCGCGACGAGCTCGGGCGCCGCCGTCTGGAACAACGTTTTCCCCGATACGACGTACGTGATCGGCTCGATCGGCGTGACGGTCACTGACGGTGGCCCGTCGGTAACGGTGCATGCCGATGGCAACACGAAGACCGCGACGGGCGTGACGCTGGTGGCGTCGGAAGCATTCACCGGTTACGCCGACGTCGTCGCTTACCAGGCAGGCGCGACCAATCCCTACGCCGATCTGCATCCCTCAGATCTGCAGCGCCTGCAGACGACGATCAAGAAGTGGCGGCCCGCCAAAGCAACGTGCGTGGGCGTCTACGTCCTGGTGCAGGGGCACTTCTGGGCCTGGCCACCACAGACGTGGGGTCAGGCACAAGCGGCTGGCTATGCGTGGGGCCCGTCGACGATCGCAAGGATGGATGGAGCATAAATGTCGACCCTCTACACAGGCAATCCCGCTGCCACACAGGCTCCGGCGCCGGCCCCAGGGATCGGGGCGATTCCGATTTTTTCACTTCCGGTGAGTGCTGACGGGCTCGATCCGACGAGCATTTATCAGGCACTGAAATGCACCGCTGACTATCTGACCTATCTGAATCAGCAACCGAAATCGCTATTCACCGATGGCCTCGACGGCGATGCCACTCTCGACGGGACAAATACCGTAAGCTGGGCGAGCAAAGTCGGTAACGTCTACACGATGACGCGCGATGCGTTTCCGCGCAATCTGACGATGACCAACGCCGGCGTCATCCTCAAAACGGCAAACTGGAGGCTTCTCGGCAGCGGCCTGTGTACAACGGTCGGCGGGGCGGTTATCCAAAACGACGGCCCCGCTGGAAGCGGTGGAAATGGCGGCGTCGCCATCGCCGCTGGGTCGCTCGGAGTGGGATCGAACGGTGGGTCTAATCTTGCGACGAACAATCCGGGCGGAAACGGTACAAATCTCACCGCCGTGATCGGCGCGCGTGGTGGCAGCGGCGGTACAGCGGGTGCGAACGGCGGCGGCGCCGCAGGAACCATCACGGCCCCCGCGGCTTCGGCCGGAAGCGTTCACGTCCTGAATCCGCAGACCGCTGGATTCATTTTCAGCACCACTGCGACCTGGCTGCAGATCAATGGTGGCAGCGGCGGCGGCGCCGGCGGCGATGCATCCGTTACTGGCAGCGCCGGTGGCGGCGGCGCTGGCGGCGGAATCATGGTCGTCATGTTTCGACAGTTCAATCTTGCCAATGCGTCGGATATCCATTGCGCTGGCGGAGCTGGCGCAAACGCTGTCGCCGGCGGAGGGACTGGCAGCGGCGGCGGCGGCGGCGGCGGTGGCGGCGTACTCATCCTCGCCGCTGGCAACATCAATCAGACGCTGTCGGCGGCAGTCAACTGCGCCGGAGGCGCCGGCGGCCTTCATGCGGGCACGGCCGCCGATGGCGTCGCCGGAAGCAATGGAACGCTTCTCTTATTCTCGCTGGCTTAGCGGACGGGTACAGCTCGGATCGGAGAATTTCTTGTCGCCGAGCTGATACGCGACACCACCGTCGATGCTGATGGATGTACACGTCGCCTCGGAGCTGGGGGACGCAGCCACCGTTTCCTCGGCGGGCAAACCCTCTGCAACGCAGCCTGACATCATGATCGCCGCCACCATCGCCAATAGACGCATGAGGGTACGACGGATCGTACTCCCGGATTATTTTGCGATCTACTGCGGCATTTCGTCGCAGGTCTAACCCAATAAAACGCTGAGGTTTTGCCGATGGCCCTGCAGGTCGTGACGGTCACGCTGACCGCGCAGGCCAGCAAGACCTTTGTCTTCAACAAGCCCGTCGCCAATTACGGCAAGAGCGCCGCCGGCCTGTCGATCACCGACGGTAGCCCGCCGCCGGCGCAGTCGTACATCGCCGACGTCGACAACGGCAACGGCACCATGACCGGCACCCTCAACCTCTCCGAGACCGTCACCGGCACGGCGACGATCGTGGTCTACGACACGCCATGAGGAGCTTCATGCGCAAGCTGTCTATCGTCTTCCTCGTGCTCTTCGCCGCGGCCGGCGTCGCTCGCGCGCAGGGCTCGCAAGGCATGCGCGGCACCTACTGGCTGTCGCTCACCAAGCTCGGCTCCAATCCATGCGGCGCTTCTCAATACTGCCTGTACATGCGCAGCAGCGACGGCCACCTCATCTACAGCAATAGCGGATCGACAACCGACCTGAGCGCCGGCGGCGGCGCGGGCACGCTGTCGACGGTTTACGCTGCTGGCGCTGGCCAATCCGACTCGACGATGACGCTCGATTCGACGCGCCTCGGTGTGCGCATTCTCGACGCGGGGACCTCGATCAATACGCTCTTCACCGTCGCCAACAACGCGGCGAGCACGAATTACTTCCAGCTCACGACCAACGCGCAGCAGCTCATCAAGGGCGCGATGGCCGACGGTGCGAGCGCCGTTGGTCTCGGCATCGACACGACCACGACATGGGCGAACGCGACGAGCAAGCCGCTGCGCGTGCTCACCGGCGGCTCCGAGCGGTTCAGCGTCACCGGCGCCGGCAATCTGAACCTCGTAGCGAACGCGTCGATCGTCGGCGCGAGCTCGGCGACAAACACGACGGCGCTGACGCTGAGCCCGAACGTCGCCGATGGTGCCAGCTCGATCGCCTGGCTATTGAACAACACGACGACGCTGAGCAACGCGACGGCCGAGCTCATGGATGTGCAGAACAACGGCACATCGAAATACCGGCTGCTCGTCTCGAGCGCGCAGTATTCCGGCTCGCTCAAGGTCGGCGGTCTCGGCGCGCCGACGTACCAACTTGTCGTCGGTCCCGACGTCGGCGGTAGCGCCTCAAACGTGGTCGCGACGTTCTCCAAGGGCGCGGCCACGAGCGCGTCGATCTTCGTTGGTCCGGGGAGTTCCTTCGGAGAATATGGATGGGACAACGCCAACTCGCGCGTCTACTTCATCACCTCTGCGTCGAATCAGGCGATTTGCTTCGGCCAGGGTGGTAATGGCAACGCCAACTGCACCCTCTTTCTCGACGCCAACGGCGCCATCAGCAATCTCTCGGCTGCTGTTGCCGGCACCGTCGGCACGTCGTCGAATATCTACAGCCAGGTCTGGCAGCGGCAGAACATCGGCGTCTCGACGGCGCCGGCGTTCTCGGCGACGGTCGCCGTCAATTGCACCAACGGCGAGCTCGTGCACATCGGTTCGGTGAACGCGAACGTCACCGGCGCAACGATGACGTCGGGGTCTGGCGCCAACGAGCATTGCACCGTCGTGTGGGCGAAGGACGCGACCGCGAACGCCTATACGATCACCTGGTCGGGCAGCAACGTGCGCGCGGTCTCGGCCGAGGCGATGAGCACGACGGCGTCGAGCCTCTTCGTACAAAAGTTCGTCTGGGATGATCGCCTCGGCACCGCGGCATGGGTCGAGGAATCGGCCAAGCAAACGCCGTAACTCGAGAAGGGATATTCGCCATGATTCGTGTCGTGCTTCTGCTCGCTTTGTTCTCGGTGCCGTTTCCGATTCTTTCGACGGCTCCGATTCAGCAATCGATCTCCGGCGGCAACGTCACCGCAGCCTGCAATCTGACGCCGCTGACCATTCAGCTCAACGCCGACGGCAGCTTCGCGGTCGTCCTCGATGCCGCGCTCAACGGCGCTCACCGAACGCGCGTCAACGGCATCTCCGCCGACGGGACGACGTTCACCCTCGACGGACAGCCGATCGTCTCGCCGCCGGCCGCGCTGCAGGCGCTCGGCACGCACCTCGCCGCCGCCTCGCCCAAGATCACCGCCGCGTATAGCGCTGCTGCGGTGTCCGCCGCGATTTGTGGACCGTGAGGACGAAGATGGAAGACCTGGAGCAAGCCCTGGCGACCCTGACCCGTACCGTCGACGCACTCGAATGCCCCGAGCAGGAGCGCCGCGATGAGCAAGGACGAGATGAAGTCGAGCTCGAGCCCCAGCTCGAGCCCGCTCACGCTGGCTGACCTCGACGCCAAGCTCGATCGTATCGCCGGCCAATGCGCGCAGGCGATCGTCCAGAGTGACCGTGCCATCCGCGTCTTCGCCGCCAACGCGCAGCTCGACGTGCGCACCAAGCGCGAGATGCAGGACGTCCTCACCGAGACGCGCGCCGTGCTCGCTCAGGTGCGCGATAGCCGCACCGCGCTCGTGAAGCAGGCCGAGCAGCGCGCCGACTTCGCGCCAGCGCCGCGCAAGCGCGCGGACGACTCGATCACCGCCTCGTTCAAGCTCGAGATGCGGGGCAAGCGCGACGACGACGAGCTCGACGACGAGCCCAAGAAAAAGAAGATCCGCATCATCCTCGCCATCATCAAGGCGGCGGCGGCGATCGCCGCCGGCGCCGCGGGGCACTGGCTGTGGCCCGGGGCGCGATGAACGAGCGCAGCTACCGCACGCCGGCGACCGTGGCCGAGCTCCGGCAGCTGTCCCCGAACGACCCCGCCGTGCTCGCGCTCGAGCAGCCGCTGCCCGAGGCCGAGGCGCTGCCGCCGCCACCCGTCGGGTCGTCGAGGTCCTGGCTTGACCAGGGCAGCAGCGAGCTTTCCGACATCATTCGACCGGTCTATTCGCCGCGCGAGGCCAACGAGAAGCTGGCGGCGGCCGCGGCCGCGCGCGCGGCCGGCAGCTCGATCGAGGCGCGGCTGCAGGCCCTCGAGGCCGAGCTCGCTCAGATGAGGCGCCGGCGGTTCCCGCTCGCGCGCCTGTTTCGATGGTTCCGCCTGCAGCTGCGTCGCGCGCGCGGCTGATCGCTTTCACCAAAAAGGAGATTCCCAATGCTGAAGCAGTGGGTGGCCGCCGTTGGCGTGCCGCAGCTGGTGGTCATCGGCGCGCTCGTGGTGCTGTGGCTGCTCGAGCAGATCCTGGCCGCGACCAAGAAGGTCACGGCCAATTCGATCACGCAGTCCATCTTCAACGCGCTGTGGACGTGGGCGAAGTGGCGCTACCCGTTGGTGGCCAAGCTCGGCAACGTCGCGTCGCCGCCCGCGCCCGACAAGGCCACGCCGAACAATACGCCGACGCTGTCGATGCTGTTGCCGTTGCTGGCGTTGCCGGCATTGCTCTCCGTCGGGTGTACCGTAACCGCGCGCCAGGCGCTGAAGCAGGACGAAGCCAAGGCGGCCGCGGCGATCCTGAAAATCGAGCCCTACCTGAAGGACCTCGAGGACGGCGCCATCGACGTCGGGCCGTGTGGCGTCGATGCGGCGGCGGATGTGGCGGCTGCGCTCGCCGGCGCCAAGGGCTGGGTCACGACGATCTACAACTTCTATTCGTGCATGCGCGAGGGCATCAAGAAGCTGCGCGCCGAGATCGCCGCCAACCATTTGCCAACGCCGACGATCGAGCACCTGCAGGCGGTGCAGACGATCAACGTGCTGGCCGTGCGTGCGCACTCCACGTTCGGGCCGCTCAACGCCGCGCCGGCGCCGCCGGCGCCAGCACCGTGACGAGCCATGGATCCGCAGCTCGTCCGCGGCGCCTTCCTATGGCAGAGCGGCTTTCGCGTCGATGCTGACGGGTCGCCGCGCGCATATGCGTTGCCCGGCAGCGGCCTACATGGCCTCGACGCGATCGCCAACGCCGGACACCCCGGCAAATGGGAAGGCGTCTTCGTCAACGCCGCCGGCGACCCGGTCATTCAGGGCCCCGACGATCCGGCGCCGGGTTATTGCGTCAGCGACACCGCGCTCAGCGATCACCGATACGGCGATCGCGATCCGCGGCGCTACGTGAACGCGGAGACGGTGCCCTACGTTTCGGTCCCGCCCGATCTCGTCCACCGCGGCGTGCGCATGGGCGACGCCGCGGTCGTCATTCACAAGGGCATCATCGCCGGCGCCATCGTCGCCGACGAAGGGCCGCACGGGCGCTACGGCGAGGGATCGATGGCGCTGGCGGCCGCGCTCGGCCTGCCGAGCTCGCCGCGCAACGGCGGCTGCAGCTGGGGCGTGACCTGGCTCGTGTGGCCAGGCTCGCGCGCGACGCCGGCGTGGCCACGCGACGTGGTCGATTTTCAAGCGCAGGCGTTGAAGCTGTTCGCGAGTTGGGGTGGCGTTGCGGGCGTGCCCTGGATGGCGCCGAGCGTCTAGCCGCGCGCCTTCTTGCGGCCGGGCTTCTTGCGCGGCGTACCGTCGATTCGTCTTCCCCATGGCGCCTTGGCGGTGCGCCCGGCTGTCGTCTTCCTCGACGCTGATCGTTTCTTCCCTGCGTTACCCTTCGCCGTCTTCTTCATCCTCGCCTCCATGCTCGATCCTCGTCGAGCAATCTAGTGGCACGTGCGCGAACGTCAGCGGCACGCTCTGCCCAACATTCCCAATTGCCAGTTCTACCTCTGTGAGCGTCACGTTGTGAAACTCGTGACGCGCGCCGAGCTCGTCGGTCACCACGAGCGTGCGCGTCCCATCGTCCTCGTCGATCCATTCCAGCGCCGTGACGATCAGCGTCGGCATTCAGCGCCGGACCATCGTCCTGAGTCGTTCGGCGCGCTGCTCGAGCCTGGCACGTTGCTCGTCGAGCCGCTGATGCAGGGCTGAAGTCGCGGAGATGATCAACCCCGTCTCGATCAAGTCGGTGGGCGTCTGCGTCACACCGGTCAGTTTCTTGGCGTGGTCGACGACCACAAGCATCGAATCCACCATCTGCCGAAAATGCCGCGCCAGCGCCTCGGTCGCGTCGAGCGAGGCGCGCTCCTCTTGTTGGCGTTGCTGGAACGCGTAATTGAGCATCTTCTCGATGTCCAACGTCATGCGGTCGCTCCGAGGAAGAGGGTGGGCGAGGCGGCGATCCCGCCGCCGGCGACGGCGCTGCTCTCGATTAGGCCATTGGAGCGGAGCTCCGCGAGATAGGTCCCGAACGTGCCACTGTCGGGCGACATGTTGACGGCGCCGGCGAGCTCGTCGCGCGTCAATCGCTCGGGGTATCGCGCCACCAGCGTCGCCAACATGCTGCGCGCGCCGGCGCGGAAGCGTCCGCTCCACATCTCGACGAGCGCGGCTGTGGTCGGCGGCTTCGGATCGACGGGGCCAACGAATGCGCGCCCGGCCTCCGTGATCGCCCAATCGCTGCCACCTTCCTCGACGACGTAGCCGGCGCGCCGGAGCTCGCTGAGATAGGTGCCGAACGTGCCGCTGCCCGGGCTCATGCCGGCGAGCGTCGCGAGTTGGCGACGGGTGAGCTGGCCCATGCGCGCCAGCTGCAGCAGCATGGCGCGCGCGCCTTTGCGGAAGCCGTTCGCGCCCGACGGCGCTTGCTCGCGCGCGCTCGGATCACGAACGCGCACCGCCGCTGGGCGTGGCGCCACATGGCGCGGAGTCGCAAACGAACCGAGCGCGAGGGCAAGCTCGCTTGCAATCTCTCGCACCCTGTCCTCGCGGCTGTGCAGGTCCTCGGCGGCCGCGAGCATCCGACGGACCTCGGCCTCGAGGCGCTTGATCTGCTCGTTTCTGAGCACGGGCACCTCGACACGCTTCTCTTCGACGCGTACCACAGGCGCGCCGGCAGACACTCCCGGCTTTGCCGGCGTGGCCTTCTGGACCTTGGCGAGCTCGGCGCGCAGCCGTGCTACCTCCGCCCTCAACGCCTTCGGATCGTCCTGCTTCGCCTGCTCGACCAATTCCCCCATGGCCGATTCGAGCATGCCGAGATCGAGCGTTTTCGGCGGCGGCAGCTGCTCGACCACCAGGTCGCCGGGCTCTGGCGTCTTCGACGAATCGAAGGTGCGCTTCGGTGCAATCTTGAGCGCGCGCTCGCCCATCATCTTCAGCCACTGCGGCGACCAGATGAATGCGCACCCGTCGTCGAGATACGGCGATTCGGTGTTGACGCGAGCGACGGCGCTCTTCGGGTCGGGCGCCACGTTGGCCACCCAGCCCGTCACCGCCTTGCGCTCGTGCTCGCCGAACAGACGCAGCGTGATGACGCATTCGGCGAGATTGAGGCAGCGCTTGTTGAGCGACTGCGGAGCCTGTGAGACGAGCGTCCAACCGATGCCGTGATTACGTCCCTGGCGCGTCAGGCGCTTCCAGCGATTGAGCATGACGTTCTGCTCGCGCTCTGGATTTTGCGGCATGAGCTCGTGCGCTTCCTCGACGAAGAGATGCACGGGCGACGGTGCTCGCTTCTTGCGCGCGAAGAAGCGCTCGGCGAACGCCGAGCAGAAGCGCGCGATATCCGCGTCGGAGAATTCCGACAGGTCGATGACCGCCGAGACGCGCGTATCAACGAGCGCATCGGCGAGTAGGGCGCCGCCGTCGGCCACGATCGGAACGTCGCCGTGCGGACCGCCGAGCACAGCGAGGTTGAAGCCCGGCGACCGGCCATCGGCGTCGACGCGCAACCCCCACCACGGACCGGCGACGTCGATGGCAATGACCTGGTGACCGCCGGCGAGCATGAGCTCGGCGGCTTTCATCGCGGCGTACGTCTTGCCCGCACCGCTGGTGGCGAGAACGGCGATGCGGCGGGTCACCGCATCGTCGGGCAGCGCAACGCCGGCGGCGAGTTCATGCTTCCTCATGGCGCGCCTCCGGCAGCAGGCGCGCGAGCTCGAAGAGCGCGCGCAGATGGGCGACGACAGCGCGCTCTCGCTTTTCCAGTTCGGCGATGATGAGCGGAGCATGGTAGGAGCATCGGGGCTCGCATCCCTCCTCACAAATGCATTCGATGTGCGGGCAGCACGTGCAGCCGAGACGGCGCGCATCGCCGAATTTGTAGCGGTCGTGCTCGCTGCCAATCGTTCCGCCCTTGAATTGCATTCCGACGGCCAGGCCGCGCTCTTCGATGCTCGCGCGGAGCTCATGCAGCGCCGCCACGATCGGGGGCGCGGCGTGATTGGCCTCGAGCGCGGCCTCGACGAGCTGCAGGTTGCACCGCCGTTCGAAGGCCATGATGGCGCGCGTCGCTGCATGCGGATCTGTCGTTCTCGTTTCCATGGCGCCGCTCATCGTGAATCTCCTCCGCGGCTGCGATCTCCGCCTCCATCGGGGATTCCGCAGTAGCCGACGCGCCCGAACTTCTTGGTGATGAAGACCGTCATCGCAGGCCGGCCACATCTGCAACGTTCGCCGGGGCGCGGCTTCTCTTCGCCAACGGCGACGTCCCTGACGAGCTGGGGCGGCATCCACCAGGCCGTGCCGGTTGCGACGGCATCGATGGCGTCGCTGGCCATGCACATCGTCGAGCAGAAGCCGGCGATCAGCGCGGCGATGAGGAGCTGTACATCTTCGAGATGGATCTCCACCTGCTGCGGCGGGCGAAGAGGGCTGTTGCACCGACGACAACGCCGGCAATTGATAGCCGTCTCGACGGCGGCGCGGTTCATGATGCACCTCCGGGCGTTCCTGGCGGCTCGCGGCGGCGGAGCTCGGCGAGCGCCTCGGTGTAGATGATTGCGGCCCGCTCGAGCCCGACGCCGGCGCCGTATTCATCCTCGGTCTCAAGGCTGTCGGTGAAGTTGCGGGCGCAGGCGCGCAGCTTGACGCGCGCCTTCTCGAGCTCGAGCTTGGCGGCCGCGATCTCGGCAGCGCGCATCGCCGGCAGACCTTCCCGGTGTTCAGCTCCCACGCTACGACGCGGCCGAGTCATCGGACACCAACCGTGTAGAAGTTGAGGGCGCGCTCGATGAGCTCGCGTTCCTCGACGGTGACCGAGAATTCCTGCTCCGTCCTCGTCTGCACCTCGAGGGCAAACCACGCCAGGATGATGAGCGCCTCGTCCTTGGACATGTCGTTGACGTAGCTCTCTCGAAGTCCCTCGACCATGCGCAGCACCTGCTGCTGCAGGACCTCACGGCGCGAGGTGTTCATTCTGTCTCGCGGCGCGCTCATGCGTCACCCACGCGCAAGCAGTCGACGCAGAGCACTCCGCCGCGGCCGCGGCTTGCGCACCAGGGCGCGCCGTCGCCTTCGTCGATGCACAGGTCGGGATTGGGTTGCACGCAGACGCGCCCGCCGCAACCGCCGCAGACGCCGAGCTCGTCCACGAGGCGCAGCCGTGCGCAGCATTCGCAGGTGTGGAGCTGGCGCCCGCTGGCGATCAGCGCGACCAGATCGGCGACGGCGCTGCCGCAGGTAACGTTTCCGCAAGTGGCTTTTCCGTCGAGGGCAGGAAGGCCGCACGCCGGACATGCCGGCCAGTTCGCCGGATACGCGGCGGCGGCGACGACGGCGCCGACGCCGGCGGCCGTCAGGGGCGTGCGCGGCTGGAATACGGCGCCACAGCTGGCGCACGTCCAGCCGGGCACGAGCTTCGATTGGATCGCCGGTCCTTGGCAGCTCGGGCAGACGACCTGGCGCTGCCACCAGGCTTTGCCCGCGGCGACCTTTTTGACCGCGTTGACGCCGGCGCAGGACATGCTGCAGAAGCCGGCAAGGTACGCGATGAGGTGCCCCACCTCGTCGGCCTGGTGCGGTTCGATTGCTCGCGAGCACTCAGAGCATTTGCGCGCGTTGGTGATATCCACGCGTGCTACGGTCTCGTAGCGGGTAGGGGTGCGCATTTCACTCCTCCTCGTAGGGCCGTCCGTTCGGTGCCAGCCGGCGGACGGCCCGCCTTTTTGATGGTTCTCGTGGTGACGTCAGCGAACCGCATTTAATTCACCTCGGACCGGTCGCTGGCATTCCGCCGCTTGGCCGGCGGCGGAGGCATTTCGCAGCTCTTACAAAAGCCGTTGCTGTCGACGGGGACATTGACCTCGCCGCACCCGCGGCAGTAGGCGACGTCGACGCGCCCCGGCGGCTTCGCCGAGCTCGGCGACAGCGGGATGTACGGCAAGCCGTTGCGTACGTCCTTGTGGGCGATGGTGGCGTAGAGCTCGAGCGGATCTTCTTCGGCGAAGAATTCGCGCAGAAGACCCTCGACGTATTCCTTGGCCGTCGGCGCGCGCCCGAGCTCGCGCGTGATCTTGTCGCCGAAGCGGGTCGTCGACGCCCAGCTGGTGAGGCTGCCGCGCACCTGCATGCGGTTGATGGCGGCCGACGCGATATCCTTGAGACGGCCGCTGGTCATCGTCGCCGGCTGCGAGAAGGTGAAATGCATCGACTGCAGGCGACGCCACCAATCGGTGACCGGCATGTTGGCGGTTTTGCCGTCGGGGTTGCGGCTGGCGTCGCGCGCCTCGATCCAGCCCGGGCGGCGCACCATCTTGAATTCGGCCATGAGCGCGCGATCGTCAGCATCCTCGGCGTCGAGCTCGCGCCCGAGCTCGTTTTGTTTGGCATCGAGGCAGCGACGGCATACGCGCCATCGTTGGCTGGTGCCCTCGGGCACGAAGTGGCATTTCTTGCAATGACGATTGGGTTGGCCGACGAGAATCGACCAAATCTCATTGGCATTCTTGAGCACGTCGTCGACGGTGCGAATGCGATTGAGCGGGTTGCCGTCGGGCGTGATCTTGGCGAGCAGGTTGCCGCGCACCTGGAGCTCGAGGCGCCACACCGGCACCACCTGGTGGTAGTGCTTCTCGTCGCAATGAGGGCAGAGCCGGCGCACCACGCGCGGAAGCATCGACACCGGCGGCTCGGTGTCCTCGAGCCCAAGGGCCTGGCGCACGCGCTGCTGCTGCTTGGTGAGCCGCGGCCGCGGGGGCAAAATCTCGTCGGGCAGTAGCGGCGCGTCGGCGGGCACGACGACGGCCTTGTCGTGCTCGCGGCCGCAGCCGCGGCAGTAGCTGTGAAGGTACCCTTCCGAGCGATTCCAGACCGAGTAGAACCACACCTTGTCGGGGCTGTTCGACTTGATCTCGAAGGTCTTGTCGTAGATGCGCACCAGCAGCGGATCGCCGCCGCCGAAGCTCCAGCCCGTGAATTGCCGTCGAGGATTGCCGCCGTAGCGTTGCATCGGCAGCGCGCCGTGCTCGAGCATCGCGCCCCGGGGGAGCAGGTGAGGGTTGGGGCAGCGTTCGCCGCTGACGACGACGCCGAAGCGTCGTAGGCGGCGGCCGTAGGTCGTCACGAGCTCGCCGGCGTCCTGGTGCACCAGGTGCGCGGGCAGCTCGCGCTCGAGCACCAGGTCCTTGCGGCGCGGCGCCTTGCAGACGGAGCAAATGACGGCGCGGTCATCGAGGAACGGCGCGTCGCAGGCGACGCAGAGGCCCTTGAGGTCTTGGAAGTCGGGCGGCCGGCGCGCGCGCGAGACCATGGCGATCTGCATGTCGCGGTGAAAGCCGACGCCCTGAAAGTCGACGGTGAAATCGATGCGTGCGGGTCGGGCTTCGAAGGCGGGGCCGCACCCGCACAGCTCGGCCACCAGGCGCCGGGAGAGCTGATAGGCCTCCTCCTGACCGAAGTGCCACAGCACGCGGCTGCCGAGCTCGACCTTGACGCCGGGCGCGGTGGCGGCGTCGGTGAGGAGCAGGGCCATGCTCCATTCCTCGGAATAGAGTCGCCAGCGATAGCGCTTGGTCGCGCTGGGCGACATCTCGAACGCGATCGCGCCAGACGCAATAGCAGCCCCGTGGCGCCCTTCGCCGCCGAGGAAGAGCAGCTCGCCCTGATTTCGCTGCGCGGCCACCTTGAGCGTTTCCAGGCGCAGCGCGAGGTCCTTTCCGATCTCGATCGGCGCCGTGTAGTGGAGCGTGTCCACGCCGACAGCGACGACGGGATAGGACGCGAGCCGCGCCTCGGAGTCGGTATTTGCCGGTGTTGGCATCCTCGGTTTTTCCTCACCCATTACCTGTGTGAATTCCGACCCCCCCTCCGCCAGCCGCAAGTGCTCGAATTTCGGTGACCCGTGCATGCAAACGCGGTTGTTAAAGGGTGGTGTTACTCGTCCCACCAGAAGCGCCGGCTACGCCGACGCCTCCGGAGCCGTGCTGTCGCTACCTCAGCAGGTCGATTTGCGCCGCCTCCGCCGGCGCTGCGCAGCCGCTGCTGCTGGTCGGTTTGTCGTCGACGAGCATGGCGCGCCGGCCAGCGCGCTCGTGCTCGTTCCCGATGCGCAGGGCTTCGCCGTGCGTCAGCGCTGGGGTGACGAGCTGCCAGCGCTTGATCCCGTCCTGGCCCTCCAGGTAGACGCTCACGCGATAGAGCTGCGCGCGCTTCATCTGAGCTCCGGCTGCTCGAGCGCCATGCTCCCGGTGTTGCCGGCGAACACGGAAACCTCTGCCGGCGTCATCGCGGCCTCCGCTGGTGGTTGCGCCGCGCCTTCAGCCGCCGGACGGCATCTGCAGGCTTCCGGGTTCGGCGATCGCGATTGCCGGGAAGGTGCAGGCACCTGCTGCTACGGCACTGCGCACAGACCTTTTTCCGATAGGGCAGCCGCTGACGCGCGCGCCACCTGGTGCGACACGTCTCGTCGCAATAGCGCTTGTTCGGGCGCGTGAACGCCGGGAATGCAGCGTAACAACCTTGGCAACGTCCCCAATCCATCATCGGTGCGCCTCGGGTTGGAAAAGCGCCGGTCTCTCCCGGCTGTCACGCCATTGCTTGGAGGCGACGTTCCACCGCTGGGCCCCGCCGCCAGCTCGGCCTACTTGCGGGCCCGCGCCGTCCCGACCAGCGCCCGCGTTCGTTTGGGATAAAGCGCCCGGCCGACGGGCGGAGGGGGCGCACCGCCCGTCGGCATCGAGTTGCGACCTCGGGCCTTGGATCCTCGCGCACGTGCTCGGACCAGCGTCGGGCGCGACTCGGGTTGCGACCCCGGGATGCGAAAAGGTGCCCCGATAGCTTCGTTTCTCCGTCGGCGGGCAAGAGCTCGAGCCCGCAAACGCCGAGTCGTCGGAGCATCGACGCCGCGACTTCGCGCTCGACTTGCAGTCGAGGAGCGCCGCCACGAAGCCTTCAGCGGGCAAGTCGATCATCAGCTGCTGCTCCTCTTCGGCTGCACGACATGTGGAGATGAAAGCCAGCGCGCGGCGTGCTCGAGCTGATCGCGCGCGAGCGTCAGGCACGAGAAGGCCTCGCAATTGGTCGGCGTCGCGAGCTCGAGCGCGCGCGCGAGCTCGAGCGCGCGCGCCGTCTGCTCGCGCACCATCTCCACCGACGGGCAGCTCACGACGACGCTGACGCCGCCGTTTCTCGCTTGCCGCCCTGTTCCTGTTCCTGTTCCTGCTCGCGATAGCGGGCTTCGATCGCTTCGCGAAGAAGAATCCGAATGGCATCGGTGCGGGTGGCCGCGCGGACGACGCTCGCCGGCTTCTTTTTGCTCGCGCTCCCGCCCATCCGCCCGAGCACCTTGGCGGCCCTTTCTTCGGCTGCCCGCGTGATCTCGTCCGCGACGTGGTCGACCTGCGCCACGAGAATGGGCTCGAGCAAGAAATTGACCCGGATGAAAGGCCGCTTGCTCGGCCGCTCGTCTTTGTTCATTGCTGACATTGGCGTGTGTCCTTCTTCAGGGTGTTCTCGACGGCAAATGCGTGTGCTTCGCTGAGACAGCCCGCGCAGAGGTTGACGTTCGGGAAAACGAAGACGACCACCGGCTGGGGCTCGCCACATTCGTCGCACCGCCCGTCGGGCAGAAAATCGAGTCCAAAACTCACGGCCACACCTTCTCGATGGCAGCGACCGCTTCACGGAGCGCCGCGCGCCCGGCCGCGTCGAGCGGGCAGCCCGCGACGGTCTGCTCGGTGTCGATGGCGTCGG